ACCATATTAGGCTCCTGTAATGATTTCGTACATTTCTTTCCAGTTTTGAACACGTGGTATATCTTTCTCATCAACATTAAAGTTGTGAGCGATTAAGTAGGCATTCAAGCCAAGATTCTTGCCGACGTGAGCATTTTCGGGTTTATCTTCAACCCAGTAACAACCGGTATCTTTATACTCAGCGAGTGCTTCGTCTTTATCAGCACCAGTATCTAGATAGACATATTTCTCAAACACTGTCGGACCAAATAACTCAATCAGATTCTTAGTACGCAAGTGTTGTGCATACTGGTCGTTTGATAGTGAAGTGATCGCATGAAAGATATATCCATGGTCTTCGTGTAACTTCTTAATGTACTTGATCGCATCACGCAATGGTGGTAACTTTCGAATCGTTGCTGACTCGTTGAACATCCGTACAAGACGTTTTGCTTCTTTCTTGTCTACATTGTAGTGAGTGTGGATTTCATAAGAGTTAGACTCTTGTTTCTCATAACCATGACGAAGCATCCACTGCTCGAAGGCATAAACCCAATCGAGCAAAACTCCATCACAGTCAACTAATATTGCTTTATTGTGCATTCGCAATCTCCTCTAAAATAGTTTCTTCAACAATCTTTCGTTGCATCTCACCCTTAAGGGCAAAGGTCAACTGAGACTGTAACACACCAGCGATATAGGCCCATGGTGCAGACCCATCTTTATTCTTCTCATAAACAGATTTCACATATTGTTCAATCATTTCTTCAGTAATATTCATAATATATCTCCTTCTTATTTCGCAGGAAGAACATTGATTTCGATGTAGTGACTGCAATGGAAATAATCAGTCATTGCGTCGCTCTCGTCAAAGTAATCTTCACCGTACATTGCACGAGTCAACTTTTCAAACATCTCGACTGCTTTTGGATTGTCTGCGAAGTGTTTCTCGAACCAGTAAGGATTGATGCTGAAACCGTATTCTTTTTGATAATCGTTTGCGTCAGCGAACTTATCAGCAAACATATTTGCAACGTCACGAATCTTCAAAGTTAACTTGCTGTAGTGTTGAACAGACAAAGTTCCTTTCTGACCGTACTCTTTCAAGATTTTCTTGATTGCTGGAGCACGTTCATTTTTACGTTCTTGATTCATAAAAGCCATAATGTTTTCTCTCTCTCAACTAACTTACAATGTAATAATATCATAACTGGTGTGTTTGTCAACACTTTTTTTAAAAAAGTTCACACAAACATTCATAAAACTCGTCAGACGACTCACCACCATCTTGATCAGTGAAACGTTCTGCTACGTACTCAGGAGCAACGCCCATTTCAATACTACGTGTAAGTTCTTCATCTACGATACATCCGTACAAGCCATAGTCATCTGCTAGGTCAAAAATCTTCGCTACCAATGTTTCTTTATTCATAATATATCTCCTTAACTCAACTTACATTATAATGATACAGTAATCTCAGAAAAAGTCAACAAGTTTATTAGAACGATTTAATATAAACATATAAAAAAGCCCTCATTGCGAGGGCTGTTATTTTATTCTTCTTCGAAGTATTCTTCAAGTGTGTGGAGCAAGTCTTGCCAATGCGACATTTGCTCGATCTCTTTGGTGATAGATTCTAGCGTATCTGTATGCTCACCAACACCGACAGGATTCTGAAGATAGACTTCAACATTTACTCGATGTGTATGAATGTTTGCTTCATACTGATCTTTCAATGCACGTAAGATTTCTGTTCTAAGCGGTTTCATTTGGATATCCTTTGTACCATTGTTCGACATTCTCTACACGAAAAGAACGCCAACCTTCTGCGTCTACACACCAAACACTTTGAACTTTATCATTCTTTTTGGCATTCGATGCATCGTACTCACCCTTTATATAGTCAGAACTTAAAGTACAAGGCATGGTGCGTAAGTCACCGTTGACTTTACGAAATACAACTGTAACTACACCATCATATGCGGCTTCTAAAAACTCATTAAGATTCATAATCATTACCTTTCAAATAGTTAAGTAGATTTTCGGGAGACGACACACCATATGGATCGCCTGGTTCATTTGGCTCAACAAACATCTCTTCAATCTTACAATCATCAACGATCATTGCATATCTCCAAGAACGATTGCCAAAACCAATAGCAGACTTGTCAACTAACATATTCATCTGCTCAGTAAACTCACCGTTACCATCTGGTAACACTTTGACATTCTGTAACCCTTGCCCTTTTGCCCATGCATTCATCACGAACGCATCATTTACTGACAAGCAATAAATCTCATCGATACCTAATGATTTAAACTCATCAGCATTGTTTTCAAATCCGGGTAACTGAAATGTCGAACACGTAGGTGTAAATGCGCCCGGAAGTGCAAACACAACTACTCGCTTACCTGCAAGCACATCCAATGTGTTTACATCTTCCCATCGAAATGGATTTGAACCACCAATCGATTCATCACGTACACGTGTCTTGAATGTCACGTTAGGTACTGTATTACCTTTTATCATCATTTTGTCTCCTAGCAAACCATAGTCTAATATAATATTTTCGAATCACCGCAATAATAAAAAACACGAGTGTCATTACAACTGAAGTGGTGAATGCGCTCATACCCAATCTCATGCAAACTTCAAGCATACCCCAACTTATCAAGAGGTTCATGGGTGTGGCAATCGCTGTATCACTAAACGCCTCTTTCAGCGCAGGAACATTGATTGCCATAATCTACTTTCCAGAATATATTTTGTAAATGTGATCCTGAAAAGCATCTACCTTTTCTGTACGATTCGGCCAGTAGATATAATCTTTCTCTGGATTCTTCTTCAGATTTTCGAGCAAAGGTAAGATACTATTATACAACAAATCAAGACGACTTTCAAGTTCATCTTTAGATTCAGTCGATTTTTGTACGACCTCAAGTTCTTCTTCTGTTACGGCTGTGAAGCCAAAATCAAAAATGTCATCACTCATGCTATGCGTCTCCATGTTCGTTATCGTGTACATGTAATGCAATAAGTGCGTAATGAAGTACTTTCATCAAATCTTTACGATTGTATCCGTCTTTCTTTCCGTAACGTTGTGCGTACTTTGTTACGTTACCAAGACAGAAACCCATACCATGACCATTGTCAATAATAAACTCAGTTGTCTGAAACTTGTTCTGAGAATAATGTTCACCGTATGTTGCATCGATATATTGTTTTAAATCATTAAGTAGTTTGTCTTCATTATACTTGTACATTAGTTTACCTTTTTAGATGTACCGTCTCGTTTTGTCACGATTAGTTCGTCGTCTTCATTGATTCGTAGTTCTTTTGCATCGAAGACGTGGATTAATAATGTCCATAAATCGCCTGCTCCCTTTCTGTAACCTAGCCAACGACCTGCTTGGTATGCAATAAATAAACAGATAACTGATATGATTGTATGTGTAATAATACCCATAAACTTCTCTCCTAGACCATCATTTTTATTGATTTTAGTTTATCGTTTGAAGTGCTGGTATTCACTGTAGGGATCTCATCATTGACCAAGTTCTGTTCAGACTCATCTACATCAAACAGTCTCATCTTCGCTCTATCAACACCTACAACAAAACGCTTGTCTGCATTAGGATCGTTGTAACGATTCTTTAACTGCTTGACCATAATCTGACCAAGACTTGCCAGTTCTTCGTTCGAAATAAGCGCAAACATTAAATCAGCAGTAGCAGGAAGACCAAATGATTCAGATGTATCTTCAAGCCCTGGATCTGAGTTTGCAAAGCCACTTCGTGTTGTCTGAGTTGCTGAGACGATTGGTACATCAAACTCAACAGCCAAACCACGAATCTCTTCTGCAATCGCTTTGATGTAAGTATATGAGTTGATAGAACCACCCATGCCTTTCATTCTAGACGATGCACATATATTTAGATAATCGATAAACACTATCTCAGGAACAAACTTCTTTTTCATTTTTAGTTCATTGAGTAATGCTCGAAAGTGACCAGTGTGCGCTTGACCAGTCGGATATTCTTTGATAACAAGTTTACCATTTGTTTTCGTAGAGATGTCTTTTACCTTTTTGGTAAACATATCTTCACTCATGTGATCTAACTGGTCAATAGGAACGTTTAGTAAGTTCGCATCGATACGTTCAGCAATACGTTCTTCTGCCATCTCCATTGTAATGTATAGTGCATTGCGCCCTTGTGATAGGGCATTAGCGGCTACGTGACACATGAACAAAGACTTACCCACGCCTGTACCAGCCAATGCGATGTTTAACGTCTTATTTGGCAAGCCACCTTTCGTGATTTTATTGAAGTACTCTAAGTCGAAAGGTATTCTCTCTTCCTGCTCATGGTAAAAAGCGTAACGTTCTGAAACATTCTCAAGGTAGTCGTGACCTATGTTCGTATCAAACGTAACCGCTAATGCATTTTGTAGAATGTCAGGTAGCGCATTCTTATTCAAGTCTTTGTGCTTACCATCAATGATAGAGATAGACTCCATGATAGCAAGGTACACTGCACGATCCTGACACCACTTTTCGGTTGTTGATAACAACCATTCTTCGTTCTCATCTTTCTTTTCAAAGATGTTTGGTAAAATCTCAACGGCTTCACGATATGCTTGGTCGTTCAGCGAGTCAGATTGATCTAGTTCGATTTTGAATGCTTCGAGGGTAGGTAACTTATTGTACTTGCCAACAAACTTGGTAATCTCAGCAAACACATATTTAGTCGTGCCCTCAAAATATTCTTTCTTAAGAAACGGAACAACACGTCGCATATACGATTCGTTGGTCAAAAGGTTTCTAAGAATAATCTGTTCTAAATCAATCGTCGTCATTCGGTTTTCCCATAACTAGTGCATCTTGTTCAATAGCATTTGATAGTATATTATCAAGAATAGTGCCAGCGTATTCTTGAAGGTCAACATCATCTTCAGACAATGTATCATCAGGAGTATACACTACCATGAAGTTAAATGTCAATGCTTCATTTTCTATATCGACACCGATGTTGCCGAAACGGATGACCGTCTCGACATAATCGCCTTCAAGGATACGCACGTTCCACGCTTGTTCATTATCAAGTTCGTCAGCAGGCACTAACTCATAATGAATGCCTTCGCTGACTGTCTGGATGCTCATACTTCTTCTTCCAACTCTAGTTCAACAGTTGCTTTCTTACCAATAGCATACTGTGCTTCGATGAAGTCTGCAAACTTTTCATTCGATAGTATATCAGACCAGAACTCTTCGTTCAAGGTGTCTTTTTCTCGAACTTTACTGCCAACTGCTTCGCCAGTCGCTGTGTCGACTTTTTGATACCAACCATTACTAGGCTTAACAACAAAACCACCTGCAATAGCAACATCAAGCAAACCACTAAAACGTTCGATACCACCGTCCCAAGAGACAGAAATGGGAACCTTCGATTTTTCTTTAACATATCGTGATTTCTCTACATTAATAATGAAATCATAGCCTGTAATCTCAGTGCCAGTTTTGTTCTGACGACGCCCAAGAATCCAGATATTATCAGCAGAGTAGTAAATACCTGTACCACCGCCAACGATATCTTTCGGGAACAGACCAATCTCTTTATATGTATGATTAATCGCTAACAAAGGGATGTTCTTCATAGTCAGATACGGTGTCGTCATACGGAACAAACCCTTGAGTGCTTTTGCACGTGACATATCTGCTACGGCTTTTTCACTCAGCGCATCTTCTAGTTCTTTCTTCGAAGCAAGGTTACCAATCGAATCAATGACGATGATGACCTTATCAGACTTCTCAAGTTGCTCAAGTTGACTAATCAAGTCAAACTTCAACTCTTCGACGTTTGTGATAGGTGTATGCAACACACGATTAATATCAATGTCGAATGCTTCGAAGT